ACCCTTACCATTTGCGCAGATGTTCGGCATCCCGTTCAGCCGCAGGTGGTTGATTATCTTACGCAGTCGTACATCAGTCAATCTGATGTCTGGGTACTTCTCATTCAGCGTGTCGCAGATGTAACTTGATGAAGCTGGGTTGTTCTTCGTTTTCTTCGATAGCCCCTGCGCCACAATACGTGCAAGGGCTAATTCGTCATCAGTTAGTTTCTCTGTTTGTTTCTCGAATCCTTTTATCATACAATATCATTTTCAGGGTAATAGTAATCTTCTTCATTCAGCATCCTCTTGATGCTTGCTGCTTGCTGTGGATAGATAGGGCTGCCGTGACAATACTCGCAGTCCGTATCGATACAGTCACACATCGGACAGGCTTCCATCTCGATGTTGTGCTGTTCTTCAATGTAGTCTAACTGGTCTTTCATAATGTGTCGTTTAGGATGTTTACGTTAGTCAATATCCACTTGCTCGCTTCTGCAATGCGTTCCTTTAGCAGGTCGATATGTCCATCAATAGGCTCAATCGGTACAACGTGCAGCTGCAACCGCTCCAGTGCCATACGTGGGTCGAATGAAATGAAGTAGCCGATGCGTGTTTCTGTGAATAACATATTGGCGACCATCTGCCAGTAATATTCGGGTGCGATGTCCAACAATGAAGCTGCATCTGTAATCAGCAAGTGCCGCACGTGTTCTGTTGAGTTGTAAGGGCATTTGATTTCAATGATGCCATTGTCGCCTGTTGCTGCCGTGAATACACCATCAGGACTTCCACCACAGTATTGGTTGTACTCAAAGAACTTCGGATTCATTATGCCGTAATATTGCAGGTTAAGGTGTGGATGCTCTTGTTGGAATGCAGCAGCCGCATCTGATTCGTGTGCGTTGCCCCAGTCCATTGCATCCGTGTTCACTCTGCCGCCGTTGTTCGGTTCGAGTGTCAATATCTCGGCTATCTTTGATAGCATATAGGTTTCAGCCAGTTGCCCGAAGTAGGCATCTTTGTTTCTGCCCTTGCCCATTATCTTGTGTATTTCAGATGCAGTAATCTTGCCGCACCTGTCCATTATCCAGTCGTTATAGTTGCTCATAGTTTTGGTTTGTTTCTTGTGTGATTGATTTTGTTGATTTTGATTTCTGTTTTGTTTATTGATTTGATTGACTTGCTGCGACTGATTACATACACACCACGCCGTATCCGATTCGCATATCCTGCCTTGCGCATTATCGTCGCAATAGACCTCGTGATGCTGTGCTTCGCTGCCAGTTCTTGTATCTCGCTTGCAGATATTGGATTGCGCTTCTTGTGTAATTCTGCAATGAACTTCGTTAGCTTCTTGTTATCCATTGTCAGATGTGTTGTTGTTTAACTTGTTCAACTTCATTCTGAACTGCTCGGCTTTGTTCTGTAATACAGGCGCAATGTCGATGGTGTCCTTTCTGTTGATGTCCTTGCCGAATATCCTGCCTAACTTTTCAGCAGCATCTTTCAGTGCGTAGCTTTCCGCAGCAGGTGCTGCCATCTGCACCGCTGATGTGTTCACCTGCGTGAAGTCTGTCGCTGCTGAACCCTTTGCAGTCTGTATAGGACTTGCACCGATGCCATCCTGCCAATCCCACTGCGATGTGATGGGATCAAGAATATGGAGCCTGCCGATAACCACGATGCTGTTCGCCATTATCTGTGCGCTCTTAATCTCGAACCGCCACGACTGATATATTGCAGTCAGCAGGTATTCAACCTTGTCAATCGGGATGTAGTTCGTGTTGTTAGCGAACTTGTTCTGCTTAATCCATTCAGGCTTCGGCGGCTGATTTAATAATGTAAGCAGGTCGTTCTTCTTTGCTGCCGCTTCTGGGTCAGCATACAAGTCGGGTAATGATGGAAGTTTTGTGTTTTGTTTCATTGTTTTTGGATTTGTGCAAAGTTAACTTTTATTTTGTTTGGTGTTGTTATTTGTATTAACAAATGATTGTTTGATGTCCTTTATCTGCTGCATCTTATTCTCAATCTGCATACGCCTGCATTCTTCATAGATGTACTTCATCCAGTCGTTGAAGTTCGGCTGCTCGGTTGGTTTGGTTGTCTTACTGCTCATAGTACTTGTTTATCACTTTGATTAAGATGTCTTGTGCTTCGCCTTTGAATGCCTTGATAATTGTCGGGCGGCTGATGCCTGTTGCCTTAGCGATGATGCCGTAGTCACCGAACCTATACTTCAACTTCCATTGGTTAAGTGTGCGTGCAGGTACTTGTGTCATCCTCGTGTGCTTGCTTAGTCTAATCTTCATAAGACTTGATTAATAAGGTGACATTCTCAATCGGTCTGCGATGTTCGTCAATAGCCTGCTGAAACCATTCGTGCAAGTATTCTTCTGTGTAAGGCTGTGACATCTCGGCTTTGATGTCAATCATGTGTTCGTTGGCAAAGACCTTGTAGAAGATTGTCTTGTGTGTGCCAGGTGCAGTTCCATTGCTGCGTGTTAATGTGTAGGTTGTCATAGTGGTTAGTTTAAGATTTTAATGATTATGTGAATTGCGAAGTAGGAAGCGCATATCGCCAGTACGAGATACGCTGCGGTGTTTGATTGTTTTTTCATTGTGTTTGGTTTAGTTGTTATTAAGATATTCCATTACATCAGCAGCATCATAATCGCCATCGCAGGCAGATTCATTGATTGCTGCAATATCAATGTCTGTTAACTGGTCAATAGTCTTGATGTAGTCAGTATCATACCTGCCATCCCATCTAAGTATCGCAGTTCCTTGTTCGTATTCTTCACGTGTCATCAACTCGTTGTTGTTAAGGTCAGTGAAGTTGCCATCGTCATCAGTGAAGATGTCCTTGTTGCATTGTGCCACTAATTCGCCGATAGTCTTGATTGCTACGAAGCGCAAGCCCTTATCGGATAAGTGCAGGTGTACTGTTGTTGTGTTAGTTACTTGTTTCATTTTGTTTTGTTTTGTTGTTATTTGATATTGCAAATATAAACACAAATAACAATACCAAACAAGTATTTTGCAGAATATTTTTTCATTTACTGCATAACTGATTGATTTACAAGGGAATAAAATTTAATAAAAAAGCCTGCATTTATCGTGCAGGCTATCAAAAAACATTTTATGAAACAAAACACGGAACTCAACACCCGTGCAAATCCACTGCTAATATACGCTATTTCTTATCATCTGGCAATTTCTCGGTAACTACTTGCACCACCACGTATGCGAATATCATAACGCCCATAATAACCAAGCCAAGTTCGATGTCAGTATATGATTCCATCTATTATCTTTTTATTGTACACTGTAAACATATTGTTTTTCTGCAATTCAATTACTGCGAAGCCGTGATTGTGGTTGTTGTACGGCATATAGTCGGGTGTGAGTTCACATAGGCATCCAGTACTCCAACAACCAATCAACTTGCCATCGTGTGTCTTTTCTGTGTGTTCTGAAATGCGATGCACATGGCTCATAATAACGCTCTGCTTCGTACGCAAGAACAATCCTCTTGCAGGATTAACTGGCGCAATTAGTCCGTATCTGTGTTCGTGTCCGTGTATGATAGCAAGTTTGTTTGCATAGATTGTCGCCATTGAATCAACCATCTTAATGCCTAATTCTTTGAACTTCAACAAGCCCTGAAGTTCGATGTCGTTCAATCCAGTTAGTTCGTTCTTGATGATGAACTGCTGCCACCTGTCATCGTGGTTGCCTACCTTATATATTATCTGCTCATTCTTGAACTGATTGCGTATGTATCGAAGCACATCTATTGCAGTTGTTACTTCGTTTGAGAAGTTGCGTTTTCGGTGGTCTGTTTCAAATCGTGATATAGAGTAAAAGTCGATGAAGTCGCCATTCAAGATGATGCAGTCAACTTTCTGCTTCTTGCCGTATGCAATCGCTGCATTGATAGCAATCTCATCGTGATATGGAACGTGTATATCAGAAAGTAACAATATCTTATTTGCGCCATTGACGATGTGGTGCTTTATCTGTGACTTAATGCCTGTCGGTAATTTATGCAGCAGTTCTTTGTTAAGAACACTATAGTTGTACTTACCTTTAGTGCCACGATAATAACGAATCGTTGACCTCACATCTTCGACATTTTTGAAATGGTTCTTGTTTATATCGTTGCTATATATACGAGTCGCCAATTCAGTTGTCGTCAGTTCAGGATACTCACTTAAATATCTTAGAACTATTTTACCTTTTAATGACGTTGTTTTTGCCATAGGTTTTTTGTTTTCTGTATCCGTTTTCCCACAAAAACATCGACAATTCATTGCCTATGCGTTCAACTTTTTCTTCATCCAAATAAGGCTGTATGTAATGTGTGAACTCGTGTATCAATGTATCTAACAACTCTACATCTTGCAGGCGTTCATCGATTTCAATTTTGTGCGTATCAGAATAGTAATATCCACGTGCCTTGCTTAGTTTCTTGTATATTACTTTCGGCTTCTTCATCGCTTCATCAGTTCTTTGATTGCATCATCCTTATGCCTACTGCTGTTGCTACTGCCGAAGTAATACGACAACACCATACCGACATACGATGTCAATGCACCTAACACATAGATAAGGATGTCCTTTTCAACCGTCGTTATGCTCTTGAACATAATCATATAGAACAATGCAAACGTAAGCCCGACAATAACCAGCGCAAGAATAGGCGACACAATCTTGTTTAATAAAGGTGCTGCTTCGCTCGTCGCAATATCTGATTCACGCTTACGTGCATCTGCAAGGTCCTGCATGTCAAGTTCAAGCAGTCGCATCATCTCTGCCTTGTCCTGCTCGGTTAGCGTTTCATCCTTACTGATTAGATTCTTAACCACGCCAAGTACGCCCTTGTCAGGCAGTACGTCACCCACTGCATCCAATATCTTAGGGGCTTTGTCATTTATGAACTTGCCGACCTTAGTTTCTTTGAACTTCTTCTTATCCTTTACGCCAGTCGCCATCGCTCACCTCTGTAATGTAGTTTTTGCCGAAGAACTGAATGGCGATGGTTGCACCTATGGTTACGAAGTTTACCACCTCAACAGGTACAAGAGCAGATGAATTGACCAATGCCGCTGCGTTAAGTATAATATTTGCAAGCACTACAATCCATTGCGCATAAGACCATCCCTCTGCAACCCATTTACCAGACATTGTGTATGCGTTGTTTAAGAATACGGTGATGCCTGCAATTATCACCCCGAACCACGCTGCAAGCGTTGGTGATGCAATCGCTGAATAACTTGTCAATGTGAGTACTACAAGTGAAAGTACGTTGAATAGAATGGTCTTTTTCATTTTTATGTGGTTTTAATTATTTTAAAGTACTGTTGTCTGTTGCCTGTCCGCTTGTATGATATGTGTATCCAGTCAGGTCCATTGATGTTGCCATATTCCCATATCAGTTGGTCAAAGATTAAGTTCGTGCGCATCCATTCATATAGCCGTGCATTCTCGGCGTTGTCTTTCGTGTCAATGTCAATCGCTTCACCTTTGATGTGTTGTGAATTGGTCGAACCACCTACTTGCAGGTTCAACTTGAATGAGCGATAAAATGAATTGATTTGTATCGGCTTGCCGTACCACTCCCTTGCAGGCTCGAAGCACCTTTCAGCGACTAACTTCATTGCAGCAAGTATCGTATCGTCGGGATGGTTTGTGATGCCATAGCGCAACGCTGTCGGGCTGTGTGTCGCTTCCTTGTACGATATGTGCCTACTTATCCTTTCCATCGTTCATTGCCTGTTGAAGCAACAAATGCTTTATCTCTTTGATGTCGGTTTTAATTTCTTTCATCTCATCTCTCAACTCCTGCTTGTCTGCTGACCGCTGCTGCTTGATGTTCTCTACTTCTGTTTTAATCTTTGTGATTTCATTTTGCGTTGTTATCCAACCGCCAATCATCGTAAGCAGTAACGGCGTTGCTACTGCAACTAACTGCATCAGGTTTACTTCACGCTTTATTGTTGTCGTCATAGTGGTGTGATTCTTATTGCAAATGCAAGGATGTTTGAGTTGCCCGAATAGTCAAGGTCTGTATCTTCATTTATTGTTGCAGGTAGTGTGCCTGCTGCAAGGTCTGTAGTTGTATTCTCATAGAACATATTTATCGTGTTGCCGAACTGAAACGAGTTCCACCCGAATATCGGCAGTAATGCGCCGTTAGCGAATTGAAGCCATGTCTGTCCTGCTGCTGCTGTATTGCGAAACATAGCCAACATATACCAACCTTTTGTTAATGTTATCGGGCTGTCAGGTGATGCAGTTATCACGGCAGTGCTTGATGTATCCACATTTGTTGCGCCACCTATTAACTGAAAATCTTGTCCTGATTCAATCGGCTTCGTGTATGAATATATGCCGAATGATGTCAATGAACCTGATGCCGATGACCTTGTTTCGGTGTAAAATCCATCCACATCACAATCCACAGGCACATATATTGGCATAAGCTGAGTACGCCTGCCTGTCGAACCACTTGTCAATGCACTATTGTCGCCCTCTGCTTGTTGTGCAGTAATATATGGTGAACCATCTCTGAACTGAAATACTTCTGCTGATGTGCTTGTGCCACCCGAATCATCCTGCCATACAGGTACGCCACCACTCGACACTGCAAGCACCTGACCACTGGTGCCGATTGCTAACTTCTGTATCGTACTGCCATTGATATAGAACACATCGCCTGTCGCTGCATTGCTCGGCACGACGAATATCTCTTTGATGCCGTTGTTGGTCCTACACCACATCTTTCCATCCGCAGCATTCATAAACAACTCACCGATATAGATGTCAAGTGAATCCCACGTGCCATCCACGTGGTTGTCTGATGGTGCAACCGTTGGCACTTGCCCTGTCACCGTTGATAGCTTCTGTATCATCCTGCTATCCTGCGTGTTGATTGTTCTCGTAAAAATTGCCATACTCTTAAATAGAATTTATCTTGTTTTGTTCAAAATTGTCATTGTCGTATTGCACCAAGTCCACGCCACCTGCAACAACGGTCTGCGGCTGTGTTGCCCCTGCATTACGTACCTCATCCACGCCGCCAATTACTTCTTCGATTCCTAATTCATCAACGGTCGGGATGCTGCAACTGTTCTCATATCCGTATGCAATCTTGATGCGCATATTCAATACCCACCCATTAAGGCTGTCCTCGAATCGGTCTGCAAATGGTGTCATCGTCACGCTTTCATCCAGTTTGAACTCTTTTTCATCAGCAGATTCTTTACTCAATAATCCGACCACATCCTGCGCCACAAGTTGCAGGTCGCTATATATCTCGAAGTCGTTCTTCTCCCCATCCGTAACCAAGTCTGCAAGTATCACTTGAAAACTGAAATACATCGCCCTGCCTTGTATGGATGAATCAATGACATTGAACCACATCAGCGGATAGGTCGGCTGTGATGTGATTGTACTCTTGTCAGGCATACCGCCATATAATAACTTGCGAAAGGTCACATCATACAGACTGCCTATCCCGAAGCTATTTATCTGCCTGTGCTTTTCTGCTATGCTTTTTAACGACCTTATCAGTCGGTTGATGCTGTACTTTGTCTTCACGCTTTAGTTCGTATTTGATTAGCTTCTGAATGTTTTTGTTAGATGTTCTTTTATTTACCATTTACGTTTCTTGTATGGTTCTTGAAATCGGGGAATGCCTGCCCTATCAATGAAGTCATTGTCGCCATCGTCAAGCAGCATGCCGCTGAAGTAGTTCTGTATGTTCGGCTGTATGTCGTCGCCTGCATCGTTGCCGTTTTCATATTCGGGGAATAAGGTGCTGTTCTCGCATAGATATGCCGTGATGCGTTCTGCGTACCATTGCGCCCTGTTTTGCCACCAGTCAATGACATCCTTAACATCCTGCATCGATACCTGTGTGCTTGTTTCGCTCACCTTAGTCATTATCCCTTTATTCAAGTAGCGCACGCTGATGTACATCGGTGAATCAGCAAGTATGTAAGCAATCATGCAACGCTGTATGTAATCGTTCATCAATGTCAAGTAATTGCCTGCCAATGTACCTGCAACGACATCCGACTTCAACTTGTTGTACAACTCCGTGCCCAGTATCGGATGGATGCGCTGTTCTTGCACATCGTCAATCAACTGACCAAGCACTTTATAGTCGATGTTGTCACTTAGTACGCTGTTGTTTTTTAGGTCTGCTTCTGATATGAATCTTACCATCTTATATTTTATTTGTCAATTATCAAAACTTGTTCCCACGTATGCCTGCAATATGGCACGTGCAATAGCCCTGCCGTATCGGGTACCGTGTACCAACCGCCCTTCATTCGCCATACATCATACCCGAATATAGCACTCATCCTGTCGATGTCCTGCTTGCTGTATAACTTCTTGCGCTGCATCATCTTTTGGCAAAACTCACGACTTTCACCGCCTGCGCTTAATGGTGGCGCATCGCTCCTTAACGCATAGCGATACATCGTTGTGATGCTCGGTATCTTGCCCTGCGGCGTGATGCCATCCCTACCCCTTGCCGTTGGCGTGCGCAGTATCTGTCCATCACGTTCTGATTGCTTCAACCTGCCATCAGTGGTCATCTGTTCGATTAGGTTCTTGATGCGTTCTGTTTTCTCACGTATCGCCTTTGCAATATTCTCGATGCTGATGTCGGGTGTTTCTTGCAGTATCTTCAATATTTTATTTTCAAGCAATTCTTTTTCGACAAACTGCTCGGCTTCATATACGCTGTTGAAGTGCTGCCGTACCACCTTTACAATCGTCACGCTGTCCTCATCAATGCCGAATGTAGCAGCTATCTCAAGATGCTTTTTCCAGTCCTTTGAATCTTTTGCAAATTCATCCATTGTGCTTTCGCCAAGCATCATATCGATGTCGGCATCGGTTAAGCCATATCCACCACGCAGCATAGTAACTGCCTGCTCATACGTCAATACGCCTTTGCCATATTTGTTTATGATACGCATCACGTTCTGCATCTGCCTGCCTGTAAGGTTGCGCAACGCATCATTGACCTGTGCCTGTTGTGCCTGCTCTTGTTGTTGCTCGGCTGCTACTTCCTGCTGTGCAGGTGTAATCGGTTCAGTTGGTATGATTGCAAACGCATTCGATATGCCTGTGATGTTCTCTGCGTGATAGTTGATTATCTTTTCAACAATCTGCTGCCTGCCGTTCACGTACGTGTTCTTGAATAACTCATACGCATCAAGCATCTCTGTTCTGCCACCCAGTTGACCCTCGACGCGTACACCCATAAGCATAGGGCTTACAATCTGATGCCCGACAAATATCTCTTGCAGCACGGTCTTGTTTAATATCTCGAACTTGGTATCGCTGTCATCGGGTTCCAGTGATTCGATTACAGGTGCTGCATCTTTGTTCGGCACGAAGTTCAACACGAACTTGCCTGCATTGTCCGTGCCTGCCTTTGTGTACTTGAACTGCTTACTTATCGCACGCATCTCTTCTGCGGTCGGCTGTTGTGCAATGAAAGTAATTACCTTGCCGCCCCAAAATCCGTTCTTGATGTTGTTCAGATGGTAGTTGCTGATTTCAATATCCGTTTCTATGTAAGGAATGCAACCGATGTAGTTCGGTATTGGATAGACCTTTGAGCCTGGTCTATACACCTTGTAATAAAATATCTGCCTGCCTTTGCGCTTGGTTATGTCAAATGAAGGATATTCAATGACTTCAGGCGTGTTGTATTGCGCCCATTGTGGGCTGTAATAGAAACAACTGCCATCCACATTCGACCGCACATTCTTGAACTCCAATACTTTCATCTCATACGATGTACCTGCCCGATTCCATATACATTCAATCGCACAACCATTATACAACTCCAAGTCTGTAATCAGTTGGTAGGTGAACTCATTCATCGACTGCCATCTGTTCACGCTGTCGTATAATGCCTGCACCCTTGCATCTTGAACCTGCACCTCTACACCCTGCCCATATACATAGGTAATCTTTGAATTGACAATCGCATTGTGCTTCGCAGAACGATTGTATAGTTCAATCAAATAGTTCGGATATAGATTGTCCTCACCATACGTCACATATCCATCACGTGGTCGCTCGATGTTGACTGGTATCTTGTGTGCTTCAAGTTGCACCTCATATAGGCTCGCCTTATCAGTTGTTTTTCTCATATATCGTATTGGTATTATTTACTTGATGTGCAGTTATTGTGCTGCGTTGCCAAATTACTAAAGCCAAGCCACGTTCAAGGACTTGACCTGCTCCTGTTAGTACCGTGTATTCGTGATAGCCTAAGTCAAGGTTTACTTCGCCATTCGCTGCAATCGGATTTGTCGTGTCCTTTATCGTCAGCAGGTTGTATCGCTTCCTGTAATTGCTGATGTCAACCACGTTGCACTGATTGACTTCGTTTGTCTGCTTCGATTTGAATTGAATAACGAAATTCGTTTCGTCGTAGTCGGTCATTTCGCTTGCAGTGACCACCACCGTTGAATTGCCGTTCTTCTGCATTATTATCATATAAGTAAATAGAATATTGGCAAAAGTGTAATAAATAAAAATGCCCCACCATTACGGCAGGGCATTCTACAAAATCTATGAAATAATTTATGCAGGTAACAATAGTGCGGCAATGATGCCTGATGCAACTTCTTTCGCAGGCAGTGGTTCTTTGCCAGTGAACTCTAATTCGTATCCATTTCGGTCGTCAATTAGCTTACCGAATGTCGCAGTACGGTTGATAAGGTTCAAGCCGTAGCCTTCGCCATATAACCAGTATTTGTCATTGGAATCTTTAACGATGATGCAGACACGATTCTTCGCAACGATGTACAACTCATTGCGCTTGTTCGTTTCTTGCTTGTATAACGGTATCTTGACAGACTGCTCGTGCGCAATAGTGCCATTCTCGGGCTTCTTGATTGCATTCTCTGACACCTCGCCCTGCTCTGAATATAACTCGTATGTCCAGAACTGCTTGCCGGATGCCATTGTGATTGCAGTGATTGCGCCTGTTACCGTTGTAACTGCTGTTACGTTATTGAACTCGGTGATATATATTTCTTTTACACCACCTGCATTATCGCCTAAGCAGTCAAGACTGAAACCTTGTGTTAGTAAACAACTCATAATAGTAAGGTGGTTTTAAGTGATGTTAAGAATTTGAATATTCAACGATTTCAGATGGGAATGCAACCTGCCATCCACGACGATAACGGAATGAATATTTCACGTTCTGGTCGTCTTGGCTGTACCACATTTCTGCTGCTTCTTCTTCGTTAAGCAAGTCAACGCCTAAGAATAAGTTGCGGTCAGGGTCCATCGCAAAGATGAACGGATTGTCACCGCTGTTTGAACCAAGTCCATCAAGACCGTGAACAGGTATGATTTCGTGTACTGAACCTTCAGCAAATATGTTCTTCTGATTGCCGCCCACAGGGAAGTGGAACAAGTTGTCGATGAACATCTTTTGGCGATACAATTCAGCGATGTCATATCCGCAGAATATTTTCACACCTGCATTACC